GGGCGCGCGTGGCTGGTCAGGTCATGATCCAGAAAGGGGTCTCGCTCCCGCCCGAGACTTGGGGCCGCCTTGAGCGCGCCGCCGCGACGATCGGCTCCACCGCGACCCAGCTCGTGCGCCAGATCGTGCTCGAGCACCTGCGGGAGCGGGACCGCTGGGCGGAGAGCCAGGCGGTCTCGCCGCGGGAGGAGCGGTAGCGTGGCTCGTCGGGAGTGGGTCCCAGTCTTCGCCCGCATCAACACCTCCGCCAAGCTCGTCGCCCTCCCGAACGACACCTACCGGCTGTTCTACATGATGCTCCTGCCGCAGTGCGACGGCTGGGGCCGGGCGCCGGCCGACCCCGGCGTCCTGGACGCGATCGTCTGGCCGCGCTTCAAGTGGGCCGTGGATGTGGCGGGCGACGCCCTGGCCGCCTGCGAGGCCGTGGGGCTGGTCGAGGTCCACCAGACCGACTCGGGCGAGCGGTTCGTCCAGGTCACGGGCTGGGAGCACAAGGCCGGTAAGCTCTACAACCACCTCCGCCGGGGGGCCTCTGAATGGCCAGACCCCAGCCCCGAGTCGCGCGTCAGCCGCGATTCACTCGCGACTAGTTGCGCGGCACTCGCGAGTAGTTGCGCGGAACGCGCCCGGCCTCCTCTCCTCTCCTCTCCTCTTGCAGTTGTATCTCCTCCTGCTGTCTCAGCTCTTGAGGCCTCGCAGGCTCGGCCTCCCGCGAATGGGCGCAAGGACAAGAAACAGCCAGCCGGCGACCACGCCGACGCCATCGCCCACTGGCACGCCGAGTTCCTGCGGACGCGAGGGTCGGAATACGCCTTCGCCGGCAAGCGCGACGGTGCCCACGTCTCCGCCCTCCTCAAGGCCGCCGGGCTCGTTGCCTTCAAGGCTCGCGCTACCGCCCTCCTGGACAGCCAGGACCCCTTCTACCGCGACAAGGGTTGCGACCTCGGCACCCTCCGTGCGGCTTGGAACAAGTTGGCCGCGCCCAAGGCCCCTCAGCCGTCCTACATGCGCCCGGATGAGCCGGAGGCTCCGAGGGTCAAGGTTGACCCCGTAATCGCCAAGCGCGCGATCCAGGCGGCCATAGCGGCCAGCATGGGCAAGCCCGTCCTGTAGCGTCTCACACGGCCCGCCCATCGGTCTCTCGGTCTAGCGCCGCCAGCGCCGCCGCCCACCGCCGCCGGCAGTCCACGATCTCCGCCTCGAGCTCCTCGATCCGCTCCGCCTCGCGCGCCATGATGTCGTTCGGTGTCGGCGGGTGGTCCGTCTTCGGGTGGTAGCTGTCCATGCGCCCCCTTTCGACCAGGGGCATGGGGCGACTTGAGGTGGAATCCGGCCCCGCCGACAGTAGGCTACGGCGGCCTTGACTGTGACCCTACGGGGCGTCCGGGGCGCCGGCCTGCCGATTTGCCCTCCACAGCCAACAGGTTGGTGCCCCGGCGTTTAGGCGGTTTGCCCTTGCTCGACGCCACCCGGACACTACCGTCGCGTTCGGCATGACCGTCCCGTTCAAGGGCTCCCCCATGGAGCCCACCTGCCTGACCGACGACACCCGAGCGCGCTACCTCCACGCCGCCCGCTGCCTGCGCAGCAAGGCCGCCTGCGCCGCCTACGCGGGGATCAGTGCCGCCATCGTGTTCAAGTGGGAACGTGCTGTCGCCGAGGGGAAAACGACGGATACCCTTGTCAAGTTTTTTGCCGACGTTGCCCGCGAACGAGCCGAGGGCGCGAACGAAATCCTCGGGCACATCCAGGCCGCTGCGCCGCAGGACTGGCGCGCCGGCGCTTGGCTGCTCGAGCGCATGGAGCGCCGCGAGTTCGCGCAACACGCGACCGTCGAAGTCACCGGATCAGGTGACGAGGTCGGCTCCGCGATGCGTGAGGCGTTGCGCGGCATGGACTGGTACACCCGCACGCCGCGCCGGATGCAGATCCTCGCCGAGCAGACCAATGGCAACGGGCACGCCGACGAGACGCCGCACAGCAACGGCAGCGCGTGAGCGATGAGCGGCCTGGCCGCACCGAGCGCGCCGCCCACACCCGCCTGGACGCCGCTACGCCACCACGAGCAGCAGCAGCGGCTCCTGTCTGAGACATGGCCCTTCGGGGAGACGCGCTTCGCCACCGTGCGCGCGGGGCGCCGGGGCGGCAAGTCCATGCTCATCAAACGCCACGCTCTCATGTCGGCACCGATGATCGAGCACCGCGACGGCCTCGTGGTCATCGGGGCGCCGACGCACGACGACGGCAAGCGCATCTTCTGGAACGACCTCAAGGCGCTCGTGCCGCCAGCCCTGCTGGCCGGCATCCGCGAGAGCGAGCTGCTGCTGACGCTCGCCAGCGTTGGCGGGCACTCCCGCGTGCGTGTCGTCGGTCTGGACGTTCCCGAGCGCGCCCGCGGCGATGCGATCGACCAGCTCTACGTGGACGAGTTCGCCTTCTTGCGCCGCGCCGCGTGGGACGAGGTGCTGCGCCCCACGCTCTCGACGTCCGGCCGCTTGGGCGGGGCCTGGCTGGTCTCGACGCCGCGCATCCGCCGCGACACGCGGCCCGCCGAATCCGCCCAGCGCTTCCGCGAGCTGGACAACCTCGCGGCCTCGGGGGCCGATCCGGAGTGGGGCGCATACGGTTGGCCATCGGCCGATATCCTCGACGCAGCCGAGATCGAGTCCGCCAAGCGCACGCTTGATGCCCGCACCTTCGCGCAGGAGTACGAGGCGACCTGGCAGTCCGTCGAGGGGCGCGCCTACTATGCGCATGACCGGACGCTCCATGCAAAACCGGCGCTGCCCTACGATCCCGCCCAGCAACTCATCGTCTGCCTGGACTTCAACACCGCGCCCGGCGTCGCGGTCATAGGACAGGAGCACCCCTACGACGAGGGCACCAAGCTCTGGGAGTGCCTCGGCCCCGGCCTTCCGCTCGGCCCGCTGGTAACGTGCTGGATCGGGCTAGTGTGGATCGAGCGCGACAGCAGCACGCCCGCCGTGTGCCGGAAGTTCATCGCGGATTGGGGCAGCCATCGCGGTGAGGTGCTGTTCGACGGTGACCCTACTGGTGGCATCGCCCACACGAGCTCCGCAGAGGGGCCGGACTGGAAGATCGTGCGCGACTACCTGCGCCCGACCTTCGGCGAGCGGCTGCGCATCGTCCACGCGCGCCGCAACCCAGCGCAGGGTGCGCGCGTCGCCGCCGTCAATGCCCGGCTGCTCTCTGCGGACGGCAAGGTCCACATGCTCATCGACAGCGGGCGCTGCGAGAAGCTGCTGCGGGACCTCGACGAAGTCCAGATCAAGCCCGGATCGGCCATGGAAATCTGGAAGCCGTCCGGCACGATGCTCACGCACGTCTCGGACGCGATCGGATACTACATCGAGCGCAAGTACGGACTGACGCGCGCCCGCGCCAGCACGTACGAGTTGCTCTAGGAGGCACGGCATGTTCACCCTCAGCCCCAAGGTCGCAACCGCCACCAAGCGCGACGCGGTGGACACGCCCGTCCTCGCCTACGACGAGATGGCGCTCGACTTCGACATCATCACCGACTTCCTCGGCACGACGCGCACGCTGCGCGACCTGCGCACGAAGTGGATGCCCAAGCTCAAGCGAGAGTCCACCGACACCTACGCGCGCCGCCTCGACATGGCCGTGCTCTACCCGATCCTGCGCGACACCATCAACAAGATCGTCTCGGGGCCGTTCGGGCGCGACGTCCAGATCGTCGGCGAGCTGCCCGAGCGGCTGGCCGGGATGGGGAGCAACATCAACGGGGCGGGCATGAACCTGACGCAGTTCGCGCGGGTGCTCTTCTTCGATGCCATCGCCTACGGCAAGGGGCACGTCCTGGTCGAGTTCCCCAGCAAGGACAACGGCGAGGAATCGGAGAGCGACCAGGCCGCGGCCGGCAAACTGCCCTGGTTCACGCCGATCACCGCCACCGACCTCATCGGGTGGACCGAGAGCATCACGGCGAGCGGCGAGGTGGTCCTCGACGAGATCCGCTTCCGTGAGCAGGAGACGGTCGCGGCCGGCACCTACCGCCAGAAGGCGCGCGAGGTCATTCGCGTCGTGCGCGCCGATGGAACGTGGGAGAAGTGGTCGCGCGACCTCAAGGGCTGGGCCGCGGCGGGCGGCTACGCGCTCGAGGCGTCCGGCGAGCACACCTTCCCCGGCATCCCGCTGGTCACGCTGTACACCAACTGGACCGCCAACCTGTGCGCCCGCCCACCCCTGCTCGACTTGGCGTGGCTCAACGCGGCCCACTACCGCGCGCTGTCTCGCCAGCTCTGGCACGAGGAGCACCTCAAGACCCCGGTGTTCCTGCGCGCCGGCTGGTCGGATGACGAGTTGCGCGGAGGCATCGACCTCGGGGCCTCCGAGGGCATCGACACCGGCAACGAGAACGGCAAGGCATCCTGGGTCGAGGCGAGTGGCAGCTCGGCGCAGATCGGGCGCGATGGCCTGCGGGCGCTTGAGGAGCGGGCCGAAGTGCTGGGCCTGCAGCACATGGTCAGCCGCACAGGCGATGTCCGGGCGACCGCCGTGGCGGTGGACGAGGCCAAGTCGGACAACAACGTGCAGGCATACCTGCGCGGCGCCGAGCTGGCGCTGCGGCAGGCGTTCGAGTTGGCCAGTCAGTTCGTCGGCGTGGAGCTCGACGAGGACTTCGGCGTCGACATCTGGTCCGAGTTCCCGATCGAGGCGCGGGCGGCGACCGACATCCCCTTCCTGCTCCAGATGCGCAGGGAGCGCGTCATCTCGCACGAGACAGCGCTGCGGGAGATCCGCCGGCGCGGGCTGATCGACGCCAAGCTGGATCTTGGGGCCGAGGTGGATGCCGTAGGGCGCGAGGGGCCGCCGCTCTCGCGCGTCGGCGAGCCCGAGGCGTCGGCCTTCAACTTCAACGGCCGGTAGCCCGTGGCGAAGTCCGCCAAGCTCACCTCGATCCCCGAGGAGACGGCTGCCGAGCGGGCCGCTGCCGACTCGGTGCGGCGGGCGCTCTACGCCCTGCGCCTCGCCAACGCCGAAGCCAGGCGGGCCGTGGGGCGCTTCAACCGCGAGGTCGCCCCTCATATGCTCGGGCGCGGCCGGGCGTTGCTGGACCGCTGGGAGGCGCTGGGATCGAACCTTGGGTCCGGCCAGGTCGAGCAAGTCGCGGCCCTGGGGCGCACGCTGAGGCTCATCATGGGCCAGTCCATGACGGAGGAACAGCGCCGCCTCGTCGCCGACCTGACCGAGTTCGCCGCAGTCGAAGTTGCCGCCACGTCCGACTCGATCCAGAGCGTGATCCCGGACGCCTTGCAGGTCAGCTACGCCGCCCCGTCCGACGCGACGCTGCTGGCCATCGCGCAGGGCACGACCTTCCACGGCGACCTGCTGGGGGGCTGGGTCGAGGGCGTCTCGGATCGGGTCGTGCGGGAGTACACCCGTGAGCTCAACTTCGGGATGGCGGCCGGCGAGACAGGCGACCAGATCATCCGGCGCATCCGCGGGACAATTGCCTCTGACT